GAAAAGGATTTGCTTGAGCAGCAGCAACTGCAGCAGCATCCCCTTTCTCGAATGGATTAATCAGTGGGGCCGATGCACCACCGCCTCTAGCACCACCGCCTCCAGCTAGATTGACAATGCCTCCTTCAGCCATCTTATTCCTGGATCTAAGTGGACCCCTCATGGCGCTTATCCATGCCTTTTTTTCCATGTAATCTGGGGGTGCCCGAAATTCCCATTGCCTAGTTTCTTTGTTATATCTTTTGTTGCGGGCTTTCCAAGGACTATACTCTTCCGAAAAGTTTCCAAACTGTTTCTCAAGATTGCCACTAAATTCCCCGTGTGGCGCTGTTCTTATTCGCCAACCTAACCTCAGAGGATCCAAAGTGACCCATTGTTCTTCTTGAACTTCAGGAGGCAGCGCATAACCTGTTTCGTCAATTGGAACTTCAGCAGCTGTAGCTCCCCTCTCAGGCAAAAGACTCTCAAATCCCCTCTCAGGCAAAAGACCCTCAAACAAGGAGCTCTCTCCAAACCCAAGAACATCTTGGGCGGGTGTCTCAAATGGTATTTCTTCTCCCGCTGCTTCAGCCACTATGTTTGCTTGTGTCTCATCTGCAAACTGATCCAATTGAGGTTGAGATATATGTTGTCTAAGCAAGCCTTGGCCTAGAGTTTCAGCGATACCAGAACCAAAACCACGGAATCTTTTTTTAAGCCTTTCAAGCCTTAATCCTCTAAGCGCCTGGTTGATTCGTGTTTTTCTCTGGCTGTTTTCTCCGCTAAATCCTAATGATCTTTTTTCTTCTTTCAGTTCCTGTATCTGTTGGTTGTAGTCATCCAGCTCCCAATCGTCTGTATCGAAACCGGAACTGAGAGAGCCGCCCATTCTCAGATTGACAATGCCTCTGTCGTAATAGTTTTGAGTGTCTTGAAGTTGCAATAGCTTATCAATCCCACCAGGAGTGGGGGTAATGCCTAATTGTTCAATGAGCTCTACTTTCATTTTCGCATCATACTTAGTTGCGAAGACCCCATAAGCCGAGCATCTTCATAGTATTATACTTTTTTACTCACAAATCAATTGATATCGCACCATTGGTGCTGACCGACAGCGTGCCGACAGCCCCGGTTGCGCTCAATCCATTGTCTGATCCTGAGTAAATCTCGTTCCACTTGGCACCATCGTAGACTTGCAGGCTCTTGGCGTTGAGGTTCCAGATGACATCACCGGCATTGAACTTGTTCTGATTCATGGTGGTCAGTGTGTATTGTGGTGTTTCCGTGGGGTCAAAAGAACCTAGGTTCAGCTGTAAAATGCGAATCATCCTGTTGTAAAGATCAGGAGAAACCTCATTCATAGCGTTTGGAAGTTGCGTTTCAAGCAATCTAGCCATCAGCGCCTACCATTCATCTTGATATCCATACGCGTTGCCCCAACCCTAAAGCCCAGCCCCTGACGTAAACCAGCCGTGTTGTCGTCATCAGACTCAAACCTCAACACCACTTGGCGTCCTCTTGCTCTTGTGTTTATTCTTGTAGTTGAAGATGTTATCGATGTCGTTGAAGAGGTGCTTAAACTTTCTGCCGGCCAGTTGCGTTTCTTCAACACCACATTCATGGCTGCGTTTGAGTTTGATCCAGTGAACTTTATATCCGGGATAATGCGATTGACAAAGCTGAACTGTTCCCCTTCTTCAATATCCAGGCTACTCGATTCTATATAAACGTTGTCCATAGGCGAGCCATCTGCATCGTAACCAGTTTCTTGTTTGTAAAGATAGTTGGAGGTGTCAGTGCCAGTAGCCCTCGGATAATCTTCGATCCCCTCATCCAACCACGCGTGTCGTGTTAGCTGGCCGATTGACCAAGTGTTGTCAACATAGTTGTAAATGACGTAACGGTCTATCTCGGTTGAGCTACTTGATGGATAAAACCAACCAACCTCATCAAAGGCTTTGTTTAAAAAGCCGAACACCTTATAAGCCTGAGTAATGTTGATGTTGTTAAAAACATAATAATGCACTGAAGAAGGCAATGGGTTGACAGAACCGTTGTAAAAATAGAACCCCTTGAGATCCATCCAGAATATCCCTTCTGGTGCATTGATGGCCGCGTTGGGACCAATGAGTCCCACCCCTTCATTGATAAGGTTGTTGCTGAAAGTATAGGGCGATCCAACAAACGCCATGGAATAAAGCGCAGAATCCGTCCACACTAGAGTTTCCTGACGAGCCCTTAATGCTCCAACAATCAAGGAACCTGATGACAGCCTGAAAGACCCGGCTGTGTTGGTCAGCTTTGGCTCCCATTCGGGTGCGTTTTCCTGATCGCACCAACAAATAAACATGGGATCAATTGATCCTGTCCTGGCAGTTCCGCCTGCATTCAATGGATCTGCACCGAAACAAATGATATGGCGGTCAATGTCGCTGACCAAAATCTGAAACGCTTTGGTTGGCGGAAGGTTGGCACCGCTTAAATCAGAAAACGAAACAGCTCTAGTGCTTAAACCATTAGTGTTGTCCCAATAATAAATACCGCCTGCGCGTGGGTTCATTACCTCGTCTTCGCCAAAATTGTCGTGTGTCCATGTACGCAACTGATTGGTGTCTGAAATTGTGGCAACAGAGCCCCATCCACCACTTCCCCAAGAATTGGCTCCCCAACCAGAACCAGAAACATATACATCCAGACCTACATTAATCTGATAAGCGCCAATTATAGTGCCCTGTCCATCACCAGAATCACCAGCAGCTGCTGTTACTTCATCGCCGTCTGTGTCTTTAGCCTCAATAGTGTAAACATTAGCACTGGTAATAGTGGCAATTTGGTATTCTTGATTAAGAACATTTGCTGTAATATTGCCTCCCAAACTTACACAACCACTATAGGTTACAAAATCATTTTGAACTGCTCCGTGTGCAGTATCAGTAACATTAAGAGTAGCATCTCCATTAGCGACTTTAGCAAAAGAAATTTCATTTTCTCCTGTAGTTACACGAATTGGGGTCACGTCATTAAAAGCGTTTCCGGACTCTATGTAATATTTGTAAGTTGTTCCCACTCCCAAAAGTTTGGTGGCGGCTAAATTGACCCAGCCATGAAGCGCCCTACCAGTACCAAGGTAGGTGTTTGCGGTGGCCTTTTCCCAGCCGCCTATTTTCTCCGGCAAGCCTTTGCGAAAGCGCACCAGGTTGGCGTCGTACCAACCACCTTCATTGCTGTAATCAGTGCCTTCCCGGTTGATTCCTGGTTTGAGAATGTATTTTGCTAATGGCATTTATTTAGTGGCCTCTTCTTCCTCTTCGTCCATTTCCCTATAATAACCCACAATGTGCAATATCTGCTCTAAATATCTGGTAACTTCCCCCATGGTCATGGATAAGTTCTCATAACCTTGAGAAGTAAGTCCATAATAAGCAACCCTTGGTTCATCGCCCGTTTCTAAACTATTCAAATATTGTTGCATGATATCAGGAGACAATATTCTCCACTCCATTGATGCTGATTCAATCGGCTCAGGCAACGGAGGGTGATATATAGGTGCGGTTCTGGCAATCGTAACCACCTCTACAGGCTTTGTTTCTGGCACCATGGCTTTTGCTTTCCTTTCTCCAAAAAGAGAAAAAGAGGTGCAACCGTTAATTGACAGTAGTAACAGCAGTATCAGTAAGTTCTTCATCAAATTGTTCTGGGTTTGTTATTACAGTCAAATTTTCCAACACTCTAGTGGTAGCTTTATTAATCTTGCCTTCCAACAATGCAGGTTTAGCAAGAGCCATTCCTTCCAAGTTATGTTTGGCAAACTTGTTTCTCAAATTTGTTACTTGAGCTTGCGATTCACTATAGCGTGTATTCAGGCTCTGAATTTGTTGCTGTGTTTTCTTGGCAGTTTCCAAGGCTTTGATAATCTGGTCATTCTGCGTCTTGATAGTGTTCTCAAGAACCTGTTGATTGTTGAGAGCAGTTTGCAATTCTATTTCCATCTTTTCTATTTTAGCTACCATAATCATTCGATAGCCAGCAAAGGCTGACGATACCAGCAATAGCATTATGCCTAAAAAAATAGCGAGCTTCATTTAATTCCGCGTCTTTTCAGCCTTCTTTTCTGTGCCTGTTTTAGATTACTTTTACTAACATTAATAGTGGTGTAAGCCTCATTGACATCTGGAGTAGATTTGTCATCACCAACATATTTGCCATCTTCATCTCTGGCACGAACTATTTTTTCTTCAAGACCAAGAAAGGTCTCCTTGAACCACTTACTTAAACCTATAGCCATAATAGCCTCCTTTATTTTTTATTCTTTTTCTCCTTTAAAACTTTTAGAAGAACCACTGGTTCCAGCATAAAGTCCAAACCAAGCTGCTCCCGCAC